TTAGTTAGCATAGGCAGCAGAGTTTATAGAGCGGGATGACGCCGGAGACCGCTTTGTATTATGTATACTTCTTATCGTGCTCTTTACCAATGCCATAACTGCCATCGTACATTTTAAGCGCTTCTGCATCAAAAGACAAGTACTGCCCTACCCTCGTACCTTGCTTAATGCGAGCCGGGCCAGTCGTAACATGTAGTACCCCGGCCATGACACCATGATAGCCAGAATCATAAAGACCTGAAGTAATAAAACAACCATTGCGGTTAAGAGTGCTACGAGTAATGACCCAACCAGCTTCACCTTCACCCACATGGATGACGTTTTCCATAACGATCTCATAACTCCCCGGGTATAGCGTAAAATAGCCTTCTGAGTCTGGTAAGAGTTCTTGAGAGCCTCTATGTTTTTTGTGATCATTGCTTACCTCAAATACTTCGTTAATAATTTGAAAAACCTTACCTAAACGTAAATCTACAGCATTAGGTTGAATATCTTCATCAACGACATTAGTTAATTTAGTTCTACTGCTTACTCCCATTACATGCTTCATACTGAAAGGTTCTGAATATAATTTATATGTATCTGTCATACGTTCTCCGGTATATAATATGGATTCTCTTTTGTCTCAAAATACGCAATAGGAGATAGTTGCTTATATCTAAGATTGACCTTAAATACTTTGTTAGGTGGTAATGATTCAGTAAACTCAACTTTTGTAGATGAAAAATTCATTTCTCTATCGTAAAACATAGGAGAGATTTCATTTCTAAAAACAAGCAGCTCTCCACAATTATACATTATACAAGCAAAAGTGCCATCGACTCTGGATAGAGAACTCCAACCATAGTTTATAATTTGTTCCAGTAGCCACTGAGTATCCCAGGTACCGGTGTCTAGTTTATTCTGCTTAATAATACCGTTATGCCACAACATACAATCACCGTAAACAGCAGGGTGGATATTATTTGCATCAGTAGTAGGTGCCTGGCTATGTGCAATATAATACTTGTTTTCACCCTCAAGCATGTTTTCAATAAGACCTTCAGGCATCTTATTTCTATCCTGCATCATAGTATCGAAACGAACTTTTTTTTCTTCAACCGTAAATGAGGATAGGGAGTAACTTAGCTCCCCTCTATATGCATTTAACCGGTAAAGATCTTTAAGTTTTTGCTTTGAAAACGATCCAGTTATTGCGCACATATCACACCTTCATCTTTTCGATTAAATCTTGCCAGGGTATTACTTTTGAATATACAATCATATCATTATAACCTATTTTAGCAAAATTAGCAATACGTTCCGAGCAACTAGGACACTCCCCACATGAACGATGTTGATTATCTGGGTTGTAACAAGTCATAGTAAATGATGTGAGACCTAAGTTGCCATCTAACTCTTGCAATATTTGTAGTTCATCATACTTAGATAGTTGACTGAAAGGCGCTGTAAGTTTAATCTTAATGATACGATTTTCAGATAGTAAGTCATTTACCTTATCTACCCAACGCTGTGTCGTATCGTGATAGCCATACTCATCATGAACCTGTAATCCACATACAACAGTATCAACGTTCCGTGTCTCTGCAAACGCCGCAGCAATAGACATTAAAATCATATTACGATTAGGTACATAGGTCTTTGGGCGAGGATCACCTAATACATCTTTAATCGTTGGCATAGCCATATCGGTATCAACGTTAGCTGAAAATCCTTTACTGATATCACCAAGGAAGGATGCATCAACGACTTTATGCTTTACCCCTAGCATATGTGTAGACATCTTAGCCATTTCAATTTCACGTTTCTGCTTCTGGCCATAATAGAAGGTCAATGCAGATACATTTTCCTTTCCATATTTCTCTACAGCCAATCTCATTGCAATCGTACTATCCATACCACCGGATAGGATAACTACACAGCCTTTTACATCGGGTAATAGTGCTTGCGCTTCACTTGAAGTCATCTTGTTTCTCTTTCAATTCTTTTTGTATTCGATGAATATAAACTACAGCATCCATCAACTCTTCCTTGAGATGCTGGATCCATTGAATTAAGTCTAAATCTGTACGCTCAGTTGTAACCCCGTACTTATCAAAACCATGACAGGCTCTACTTTCATATTCATTACATATCTCATTCACATTAGGATCAGGTCCTGTAATTTTTAATGATGTCATTGTCTTGATGTCTTTTCGCAGAAGTTATAAGCATCAATAATAGGTGCTTGGTTTAAGAGATAATAATTAGATGCACGAGTAGGGTTAATATCAATACCACCGCGGCGAGTATACAAACAGGTTACTAATAACTCTTCAGGATCTAATAAATCCCACAGACGTTTATAGATACATTCAGCAATCTCTTCATGGAAATGATTCTCTTTGCGCATTGATACAATATACTGTAGCAAGGACTCAGGGGTAACAGCCTTATCGCCTTTTATATGAATATAAACATCACCCCAGTCTGGTTGATTAGTTACTCGGCAATTAGAACGCAGCGAATGTGAACGCCATCTTTCATAACGACCAATAGAAGGCACCACCTTTAAAATATCAGATGATTCGTTATATTGATCAAACGAGAGTTTAGCAACATTACAGTACTCTTCGAGCGCCATAAAGTCACCCTTCAACGGCTTTACTGTATCTACATCACCTACTGCAATATAGACCCCTACTTCACCGCCTACGGCTTTAGAAAGGTCACTTTCGATTTGATCTTCAATAAAGTAAAGTTCCTCTTTACCATTAATTAAGCGAGCCATATTGTATGAGTTTAAATATAGCTTGACCGATTTTGACTCTACAATATTAGGAGTACTAGAAGAATAAGTAAACTTCAACCAACCGGAGATAGGAAACCCGTTCTTTTGTAAGGTAGAGAACTCATAAGCATTCCAAGCATCCATGCCTACAAAAGGTAATTCTTCTTCTTGAATGTCATATGCTGTACGATTCAAGTAACGAGGAACAGCAACCAAGAGACTTGGATCAACTTCATCTGGGGTAACATAAGGGTTAACGGCTGATCCATCACCTGCCTTACCTAGGTGAACACCTACCAGCTTATTCAGTTCGTCTTGATTAGACATTACAATCCCTTTCATCAATATAAGATAACACCATATCTACTCTTTCTCTAACTGATCCTTTTAAGTATACGCAAGGAATTTCTTTCTCCTTAATATACTTATCAAAAATATGTACAATTCTATCTCTGAAAAAAGGATCTACACTTCTTACTCCATCATCTTCAATAGGAAACTCTGGTGGAATATAAAACATAAGATCATACTTAGGTACAATCGTATCAAATACCAACTCGGCAAAGTCGTATGTCTTCTGCGATACTTTTTTATTCTCAGCCAAGTAATGAGTATATACAAGACCATCTAACGCTGAACGATCAGCAATCATCGTATCGTACAATACAGTATTAACAATATGCTCCTGCATGATAAGACGCTGAGTTATATCACCACCATCTTCATTGATAAGTAGACCATAACTCTTTACCCGTCTTGTAACCTCTGAACAAAACTTATAGTTACTAAGAGACTCTTCTGAACGTAAAGCATTTAGTAAAGTAGTCTTACCTACTGACTGCGCACCGCTAATAGCAATCCTCATAGCTTACCCTCCATGAACTTAATCCATGATTGTAATGACGTTTGCTTTAAAGTGCCATACATTTCGTCTAATGATTTAACTAGGTTAGGTACTGTAACGTTACTAACTATTTCACCTTCATCAACCCCTGCAGTAACTTTATGAACTACGCTTCCAATACGGTTATATCGTTCACAATTTTCCCAGGCCCTTGCTTGAGGATCCTTACCTTTTAACTCAGGGAAGAGGTCAATTGCGCCAGGATGTCCGTTATATATTTCGTATTTTTCACATATATCAGCTGGTAAAATCCGTAAGTAACCGTGAAGACTAATAAAGGTTTGAGGAACATTATATACCACCTGATTTCTAAAGTAGTTCATTAATATATCGTGCTTTGCAGACATAATAGTAACGCCCAGATCACGAACGCCTGGGTGAAATTTAATTTTATCTTCAAAGTTATTAGTTACCAGTAAGTCTGGTTTACGCTCAATAGACTTAGATAGCTCAAGAATCTCCGAACCGGTCTGACTAAAAAAAGCTATCCAAATCATTATCTATAACCATGAACATATGATCGGAAGTATTGAATATTATGTCTAATGGTATGCATTGTAGCTACCGAGGGTTCAGGAGTATTAAGTAGTTCAATGAGCTTGATGGATTTCTTAGCATCCAAACCACCAGGCTCGTAACCAAAGCCCAGGATAGCGTGAACAATAGGATTGGAAGTATCCAATGACTCCAGCCATTTAAACTCTTTCCGATAGAACATAAATTCAATCGGTAACGCACACCCAAGGAGGTGATGTGGTTTTTTAGTATTGATAACACCATCATTTAATAGTCTTGTTAAAGTTTGTACCCTACCTAATGCATAACCCATCCATTTATTAGGATGAGGACAAACCTCAAGGTAGTACGAGTAGTCGAAAGAAATAGCAATCTTATCTACACCAATTATGTTATCGAGATAATCGTAACATTGAACCAGGTCTTCATAACTCTTACCCTGGACTACACCAATAGTCTTACCCGGTAGATCAGAATACTTTTCTTTCCAATCTAAGGCATTATCCATTGTACCCAATGTATCTTCTAGTACATCAGGAATAATATACTCTGTTGGTTTAAGTTCTTTAATCCAATAGGCATACTCATCTGAATTAAAAGCAGTACCAAGTTCAAAGATAGAATTATCTAGTAAGACAGTTCGACCTTGAGCTAGAGAGTCTTTAAAGAATTGTAGGTAGGTTGGTTCAGTTTCGAACAAGTGGACAAGAGCGTAATCGTAATCGTTATAATCACGAGACTGATCAAGAAGACAAAGCGGGGATTCATGGCTAATTTTCATTGTATTTTCTCAATAATATCTAATGCAACTGGAGCCCAGAGAACGGTATCATCGTACTTAGTTTTCTTTGCCCGGTGCTCATTCTTACTTACATAAGCTATCATATCTTCTATATTATAACGGTAAATAGATTTAGTATCCACATCTACTCCGTAAATTTGTTTTGCCATTGTAGTATATAACCAACCTGCTCGCTGTTTTTTATTATTAAACAGCTCTACACAAAGCGTACCCTTATAGTAATTTGCTTTAACATCTACAGCAACCCCATTAATGATGCAATCTATTTTAAGCTTTACTTGACTAATAATATCATTCTTATCTTCAAATAAAATATTATTAGTCTTGCAGTATTCTTCAACAATAGCTTCACCAAGATCACCCTTGGCGCCCTTGGCACCATAGCGACCTTCGGAGTTTGCATACCATGTCATAAATTACCTCTTAATTAAGGACATAAATTCAGCACGGCAATCGGGCTCGCTCTTAAAGCAACCACCAAGCTTAGCAGTAAGAGTAGAAGAAGAATGATCTTCAACACCTCGACTCTTAACACAGTAATGAGTACCTTCAATAACAACTGCGACATCTTCAGTACCTAGGATGAAAGACAATGCATGGTATACTTGCTCGGCAATACGTTCCTGCACCTGAGGGCGACGAGCAAAGTACTCTACAATACGATTTAACTTAGATAGACCCAGGACTTTACCTTTAGGAATATAACCAATATGTGCCTTACCGTCAATAGTAACAAAGTGATGCTCGCAGTTAGACATCATAGTAATGTCCTTCTCAACCACCATCTCATCATACCCCATCTTATTCTCGATGACAGTACACTTAGGAAAGTTCTCAGGTTTTAAGCCCCAGAAAATCTCTCGTACAAACATCTTAGCTACACGCTTAGGTGTATCCATTAGCGAGTCATCGGTCAGATCAAGACCTAACGTTTCCATAATAACGGCAAAGTTCTTTTCAATCTTTGCAATCTTACGCTCATCCTTTACCCCGAGTCTATCCAATACAATAGGTGTATGTACACCCTTAGAGATAAGATACTCTTCTACTTTATAGCCTAGTTCGGCGTCCGTTTTTCCAATTTGTAATGACATTTTAGGTTCCCCATTCGTTTTTAAATAAAGGCACTTGAAGGCGATCGCTATAACGATACCCCTTCTTCATGGCAAGTTCTGCCACAGCCCGGTTGTTCATATGATATACCGACTCAACACCTCCAACAGGCATTAAGTATACCGGTCCGCGGAAGCCAGCATCCTGATAGGCTTTAACTGCCTTCTCTGCTTCATCAGCATCTTCTTGTGAAGCAACTACAAACTTCAAATATACATAACCTACCTTACCGTAGTCTGCAACAATTTCTGGCTTAATAGCTTCGTCCCATTTTTCACCCGACACCGATAGCTTAGGTGATACTGAGAACGTTAGTAGGCGATCGAAGTTACCAGGGTGCCCCCAGCCCCATCGATCAAGATAGTCTCTAAAATCTTTAGATAACTCTTGTGTACCGTTAGTCTCAAAAGTTAATTCTTTTAATGCTCTCATCTTGGGGTGTTCAAGCAAGTCAGGGTACGCTTTTTGCCATCCCAGTAGAGGTTCTCCACCAGTAATTACGAGATGTTCGTCTTTCCATTTCTTGTAAGGAAGCGTGTCCACAATTGCATCGGCAATTGCACTAGTATCCAAAACAGGAGAAAGATGCTTGAACCGAGGATCCCAACTAGCGTAAGAGTCACAGCCAGTACTAACAAGTGGAAGCTGTTTATAATCTCCGTAAAGAGATGGGTCAACTTTGAGGTATTCTTCACTTTTAACTCCTTTAGTCATTCCAAAACCTTCGCACCTAAAGTTACAACCGAATGTACGAAGAAAGACAGAAGGTACACCCATATAGCGACCCTCACCTTGAATTGAGTAGAATAGTTCTGCTACTTTTAATTTAGCCATTATACAAGCTCCTCCGCGACCCCGAGGATCTCAGCAAGGATTAAAAAGATACCAGCGCCAAGTAGGCTACCAGAAATAAGAAAGAAACCGGCGATTACTCGAAGTCCGCTTTTTACAAAGCTGATACGGGCATGCCAAGCGGGATCTGGGTGCAGATCAAATTTGAACATTTAAGCTCCTAGTTGTACGTGGAAGGGCACGATCCATTATATAGGCTGGTCATAATCAGGATCAACGGGTTCTGGTGGTTTCTCGATAACATATCTACCGAAAGCCAGTCTAGCTTTTTTAAGCCTAGGGAAAGGAACTACAGGCCAATCTGGATTAATCCAGGTTGGCTTTTTGCGTGGTGAGCAAGAAGTATTAATTATAAAGAAACGTTCGCGTGGAACACCCGCTTGTTTGCGAGCCTTATTAATATGCTGCCACAAGAAAAGACCATCTTCATCTTCCGGTGAACTCTCATAGGTTGCGTCAGCGGTAACGTAACCATCTTTATCTTTAGTGTAGTAATATACTTTAACAGGCATAAACCTATTATAGGCTATACCTTATTCAATGTCAAGTGTTCCTTCATCAGAAACGGTTTTTTTCTTAGGTTTTTTTACCGATCTCTTATCAATATCGATGTTATCTACTTGTTTTCTCATCATTTCCACTAAAGAATTTGCAAAATCTTCGTTACCTTCAGAATGAGCTATCAGCATATCAATATCAATGTTTTCCATTAACTTGTACTTAGTTGCTTGTTGCTTCTTTTCCTTCTGAATCCGCCTTACGAATGCAAAGAAAGTAATTTGTGTAAAGTAAGCAAAGGGGTTCATACCCCGCTCGGGGTCAAACTTAATAACTGCTGTAAGACAATTTTCGATACCATCTGATATCATATCATCTTTATAGGTATAGTTAATAAAGTTGGCTTTATATGAGAGGTGGGTAGCTATCTTAAGAAAGCATTCCCCAATATACTCCGTTACTCTCGGCCTCTCTTCACCCTTAGCCGCTGCTTCAAGAACCAGTTTACGATACTCAACTAAAGCTTCGAAAAACTTTTTGTTGTCTACGTAGTGTGCTGGTGCTTTCTTTTCAGTGGTAGGTCCTATCGGGACTACTTGTCCAACTATCATTGTCATCCTCCTCAGTAATTTCATTTCCATCTATATCGATATCACAAGGTAGTGATTCATCAATATCTTCTTCTGTAGCCATTTCAAAACTTTCATACTCAATTATAAATTGTTTATATTGAGATTCTGCTTTTTCAATTAAATTTGTTGCAATAATAATATTACGTACTGGGAGCTTTAAAACTTCTTTTGTAGCCATTTTAAGCCAGGGCTGCATAATATATGATTCAATAAAGCCTCCTGCATAAGGCATTTTCATAGAGTGAATTACAACTGGTTCTGATACTTCAATATAACTTTTTTTATCTAACTCATTACATTCGTCTTCAGTAGAGACAATTAAATTCTCTCCGCTGGTTAACTTTAAAAACTTACAGTACATTTAGAGATACCTTTACTAGATTGTAGTCGAAGTGCTCATCATTATAGGTCTTAATTCTCTCGATCATATGTAACAAGGTATAGTTCTTTCTTGCTTTCCAAGTCAGATCATCACCAATATCGTATAGATTACAATGTGTCTTGGCATCACCTTTTCTTAAACCTCTACCCACCGACTGTAAGTTTCTGATTCTAGATTTTGTTGGTGATGCAAATATAATATTGTGAAGGTTCCTAATATTTATGCCTGTAGAGAATGTACCGTATGAGGCAACAATAATAGCATCGTTCTCTTGTTCGGTAATCCGTCTAATATCTTCTCTATCAGCAGTCTCTGTACCCCCGAAGACAAAGAATACTTTTCTATCACCGGCTTTAGCCTTAATCATATCAAAAAGTATTTGTCCGTGCTTTTCAACATACTGAAATAGTACTAACGAGTTACCTGTTTGGCTGAGAGCAAGATTACGAATGAATTTATTCCTAGGCTCATACCCGCAAAGAAAAGTCATCTCATCGGGGTACTTATTATCTTTACAAGCTTTCTTAACATCATCAGGGTACTGAAGTACCAGACCAAAGATCTTTAACTCGGCAAGCTGATCATTATCCATTAACTGCTTGGTTGAGGTTACCTTGTATACAGAACCAAATAGACCTTCAAGTACTAACTTATGAGTCTTAGTACCATCTAGCGTACCAGTAGTACCAATACGATAAGGTGTATTAACCATCTTATGCATGATGCCAGTTAAGGATTTAGCCTTAAATGTATGCGCCTCATCTCCATATACTACCTGGTAGTTCTCAAAGAACTTCTTAGGTAATTCGTAAATAGATTGCCAAGTAGAAATTACTATTGGTAAGAGGTTCTCTTTAGTATGGCCTGAGTATATACGTGAGCAATTTTCTGATACTTTCCATCCATTGTTTTGAGAGTAAGACTGGAAATCGGCGTACATTTGTTCGACCAAAGAGGTTGTAGGGACCAGGATAAGTTGCCGCCTTCCAAACGTTTCATTCCAACGGAGTAAACAGTAGATGATGAGAGACTTACCGGAACCAGTTGGGGACAAAAGAAGACGTCTTGCGTCGAAAATTGATCTATAAATCGCATCGAGCTGATAATCTCTGATGGACTCGCCACCGGGCAATGATAAGTTAAGTTCATTTACAAAATCCTTTACTATTTCAGGTGTAACAGCATCAGCTTGCATGTGATACTGTTCATAGTCTATCTTATAATTATTAACCTCTGCAAAGTGCTCTAAGTAGCTAAGTAAGCCAATATACAGCTCTTTTGTAAACATAGAAAAAAGTCTAATCTTACCATCCCATATTTTGTTACGAAAGAGGGGATGGAACTTAGCACCCGGAGCATCAAAAGAAAAGTGATCGACCAGTTCCTGTGCAATAGAAGGATCAGCATGTACAGTTAAGTAAACTTCATTTTTCTTTTTGATTGCTATATCGGCCATTACATCATACCGTTAGTAAACTTAGCCCACTCAATACCCGATTTAATATCCCAGGTACGAGAGTTAAGTGATCTGATTATTTGCTCTAGCGTATAGATAGTAGTCTTAAAATACTCTATCTTATCTTGTAGCTCAATCAACTTATTGTCACATTCAAGTAATTCATCCATTTCGTTCTTCAATGGCTTGTTACCTTGATATTGAGACCAACCTTCATCCTCTAATTCCTGTTTAGTCATCTCACCCCTGAAGTATTTGTATTTCATACGTCTGGTGTTAAGATACTCAGACTCCGCCTTACGGAGTTGGAGTTTTGTGGTGGACATTACAGTGATGTATTTGGAGTGTAGAATAGGAACTCGGGCAGCTTCGTGCCCTAGGTTTGTCTCATTGATAGGAGCGTCCTTAGACCATTCCTCTGTCAATTCACTTAGCTTCATAATATAGTTAAGTTAACTTTATTCCGGAAGATCTAACGTCAGAATTTCTTCTCTTTTTTCTTCAGGTTGTGGTCCAAAGTTGATAATAGCTTCTGGATTACCCTGGAAACAGAAGTGACCGTAGTGGTTCAAGGAGATAGATGGATCAAGCCAAACATCACCACCAATTTCTTGCCAACGACGACAGAACGTATAGTCTTCAGATAGGTAACGACGATCAATAGGGTCAATCATAGTATCGAACAATGCGTAGAAATGATCTTTAAGCGATTCATTATTAATATTAACATCGTTATTATACTTAAGCTCAGGGTAGGCTTTAATCATCTTAAGAATAGCTTCGCGGCTAATCATCATAAACCCTGTACCGGCATCATGTAATTTAATAAGACCATTCTCTACACCAATTGTCTTTGACTCTTTATCCACAAACTTAAAATTAATAGCATAGTCAGAACCAAAAGATGCCATATCACGATCGGATAGTTCTTTGTTTTTATTAGCAGGATCAGTTAAATTAGCTCTAATCTTATCCCACGCAACACCCTTCTTAGGATACGCACCTACAACAACATCTTTCTTATGAGCGTAAAGCTTCAAGATATCTTCGGTCTGAAATTCAATATCAGCATCAATAAACATGAGGTGTGTATAATCAGATGCTAGAAAATATGCTACAAGTACATTACGTGCACGAGTAACTAAGGATTCGTTAGCAATAGTACCGAAGGCGAGAGGGATTTGATGACCGTTAAAGAACGTCATCATCTTGATGACTGAACGGAAGTAAGGTTCGTTTAGCTGACCACCATAGCATGGTGTAGCGATAAAGAATTTATTTTTACGAATTTCTTCAACAGAAAGTTGAACTTGCTTAGTTGCCATATTTTAGCTCCAAAAAAAGAATTATAAAACTTCAATTTCAAATTGTTTATATTTAAAAGAAGCAATACCCACGAAATAATCAACCGACGAAGATGTAATATCAAAATCAAGAGCTTCTACAGAAATAGGAAAAGCATCTTTAAATTGTATATTAGTCTTCGGTACGTTGTTACTATCCAATATTGTTAGAGTTGCGTCTGAATAAGCTACTGCAATTGAGCTACCAAAAGCATCTTTAACAAAAGGAAACCTATTTAACCGTTCTCCAGTAAAATTTCTATATTGATTATAGTCTGTTGGAAAGCCAAGTGCAACTAACCATTCATATAATTCAATGTAATTTGACATATCTTCGGTAATTAAAAACCGAATTGTAAAATCTCCAAAAACGTTTTTGTCTCCTACGTGTGGAATATCAAGAAAAGGTGTTGGTTGACTGGTAAATCCTAATGTCAAAGATGGAAGATTAGCTGACTGACACGTAAATGCTACGGCTGGTAAGTTTTTAATAGAGAACCTAAAAGCATTAGGTCTAAGAAAGTTAGCGACCGGGGTAGATGTTATACTACTAACTTCACTTAATACTGTTGAAAGATTTGCTGTAAACATTATTATTGTTTCCTTTACAATATTTATAACGAAAAAAAGGGAGCTTTTTAGGCTCCCTTTTAAACCCGTTACCGGGATCCGTTCTTATCGACGGCTTTAGATTACATCAAGTTAGTAACCTTAGTACGACGATAGTATTGGTTACGGTTAGCTGTAAAGGTCGATGCATCAGCAGCGCCAGAAGCAGAAGTTGTAACG